ATTCGCGGCAGGCATGATTGAGACTACTGGGGTTGTATTTGCTTTTGTCATGATATAGATCCTTTAAGTTATGCGCGCCCTTTGTATCGCCGTACTTTGTACAGCTGAGAAATACATTGAGTCGCGCCAATGAACCAAGCACAATTACTTAATTCACAATGCTATTATACGCTCCCTGTTAACATTGTCAAGTAGGGACATCTACATTGTGGCTGTCCCACCGCACCCCTATGAACCCCTTTTTCACGCTGTGCGCCAAGCTCGGGCGCTCTCAGTTTTTCCCAACCAATGACTTAAACTTGACAGTGGTTGACAATAAAATTTTTTATATATTTTTGAAAATCCGAATTATGAACTTGACAATGAGTAGGGTGGTACGCCCACCCTTGCATATAAGGCATGCTTATGTTACAACGCAATCCCCGGTCCCCGACTGCAGGTACAAATGAACACACCGCTAAGCCATTTAATAAATATGCCCGACGACATCGGCATGTATGAACCCAGGATAGAGCATGCTCCAATCGGTACGCTAATCCGAAAGGCAAAATCCGACCGCGAAGAGGTGCGAGCCAAGGCCGAGGCCACTGCCTTTATGATGCAGCATGGACTGCAGGCAACCACAACGGACGAAGAAGAGCGGATTGCAGAACAGCAATTCCACCGGCACATACAACACCTGCCTATCGACACACATAAAATTAACCACCCCGCAGTAATCCTGAAGTTAACAGCCATGCTCTCAGAGTACGACCATGAGGTTGTGCGGGACGCAGCCCAGATGAGGCAGTATGTTACCAACCGACTGCTGGAAGAGTCCGACTCAAAGATGCCAGCACAACAACGACTCGCCGCGCTGAAGCTCCTGGGACAAATAACCGAAGTCGGCCTATTCACTGAAAGAACAGAGATCACCGTCAAGACCATGCCGATGGAAAACCTGGAAGCGAGGTTGTACGATAAGTTGAAAACGTTGCTGCCGCAGGAATACACGGCGATCGCAAGGGAAGTGCGGAGCGCCGATGAAACTTACTGAGTTTACGCAAGAGGAGATGGCGGCGATTATGCAGAACATGCATAAGCTACCGCTGCACGAACAAACGGAGCTACTTACCTTACTGGACGAGCTGACGGATAGAAAAAACGCCCTGGCGGCGAGAGACTCGCTGCTTGCGTTCGCGCATCGGGTTGCCCCCGTGCTGCAGATCGAGACGGAGCCCAAGGTATTCATGGTGGGGCCACACCACAAGAAGCTGGCGAAACTGATGGATGCCATAGCACGCGGGGAGAAAAAAAGAATTCTGATCAGTGTGGCACCCCGGATGGGCAAGTCGCTCATGTCCTCATATTTATTCCCGGCGTGGTACCTCGGCAAGTTCCCCAACAGGCGCGTCATCATGGCGTCACACACAGCAGACATGGCCACAGGCTTCGGGCGCAAGGTGCGCGACTTAATTAATACACCGGAGTACCGGGAGATATTCCCGGGCATAGAGCTCAAGGCAGACAGTAAGGCAGCGGGACAGTGGGCGACTAACAAAGGCGGTGAGTATTTCAGTACTGGCGTAGGTTCTGCCCTTGCAGGCCGGGGGGCTAACTTGGTCGTAATCGATGACCCGTTCAGTGAACAGGCGGTGATCAGCGGGAACACAGACATATTTGCAGATGCATTTACATGGTTCCAATCGGGGCCGCTGCAGCGGCTGGCACCGGATGGTGCGTGCGTCATAATTCATACACGATGGTCAAAACTGGATTTAATCGGGCAGCTCATCAACCAGATGGCCAAGAACCCGGATACCGAGCAGTGGGATGTGGTTGAGTTCCCGGCGATACTGAACGACGGCACCAGCGATGCTAAATCACTATGGCCGGAGCGGTGGCCGTTGGATGCACTGCTGCAGAAGAAAGCGGTGATGGCTCCGTTCCTGTGGTCGGCGCAGTACATGCAGAACCCGACGGGGGAGGCCGGTGCGCTGCTCAAGCCCGAGTGGTGGAGAGACTGGGACAAGGAAGACCCGCCTGACTGTGAGTATGTGATCATGAGTCTGGACGCGGCGCAAGAAGCGCACAACCGGGCCGACTATAATGCGTTCCAGGTATGGGGGGTGTTCTACGACGAGAAGGAGGTGGCGAACCTGATACTGTTGGACGCGTGGAAAAAACGGATGGAGTACCCGGAGCTTAAAGCGGCCATGCTCGAAGAGTATGAACGGTGGGAGCCGGAGACGTTCGTGATCGAGAAGAAGTCCAACGGCAGCGTGCTGTTCCAGGAGATGCGACACGCCGGGCTCCCCGTGTCAGAGTTTACACCCGGCAAGGGGAATGATAAGATCGCGCGCGTCAATTCAATATCTGATATAGTCAGCTCCGGGCTGGTGTGGGCTCCGAGGGATAGACGTTGGGCTCAGGAAGTGATCGAAGAGTGTTCGGACTTCCCGAATGGCACGAATGACGACCATGTGGACGCACTGACATTAGCGTTACGACGGTTTAGAACAGGCGGGTTCATTAAGCTTCCTTCGGATCAGAAGGACGAAGACCCGGATACATTTAGACGTAAGCGGACGTACTATTAAAGGATTAAATTATGATCGAAAAACCCATCGGCCCAGGCCAATCGCGTAAAGAGCTCACCGGCGAGATAGATGCAGGTGACATTGAGGTCATTTTACCACCGGAAGAAGGTGAAGACGGCGTTGACGGGGCTGATCTGGAGACTGACGCGGAGCAATCGGCGGATGATGCGCATGATGCGTTCTATAAAAACCTCGCGGAAGACATGGACGAGGGCTTATTAGGTACAATCGCCTCAGAAATAGCAGAAATGTATGACAATGACCTGCGCTCACGCGATGAGTGGGTAAAAACATACGAAGAAGGGGTTGGTTTATTGGGTTTGGGGTTGGAAGAGCGCACAGAACCCTGGGATGGAGCCTGTGGAGTGTTCCATCCGCTCATGGCAGAGGCTGCAGTGAGGTTCCAGGCGGAGAGTATTACGGAAATATTCAGTGCTCAGGGCATTTGTAAGGCTACAATCATCGGAAAAACTGATGAACTTAAGGAAAAAGCAGCAAAACGCGTCGAGAATGACATGAATTGGCGCATAACTACTCAGATGAAGGAGTATCGACCCGAGCACGAGCGCATGCTGTGGAACCTGGCAATATCGGGTTCTTCGTTCAAAAAGGTGTACTTTGACCCTAGTTTAGACCGTCAAACCTCCGTATTTGTGTCCGCAATGGACCTGGTTGTGCCTTATGGCTCGACTGATATATCAACAACACCCCGGATTTCCCATCGGATGCTCAAGTCTCCGAACGACGTTAAGAAACTGCAAGCCGCAGGGTTTTATCGGGATATCGACTTACCTGATGCCGTCAAGAGTAGCAAGCGCACTGCGCAGGACAAGATTACCGGAACGGTAGCGATCGATGATGACAGGCACGAGATCATTGAGATGCAGGTTGATTATGAGATCGAAGGCTATGAGGATGTCGACGCCGACGGCGAGATGACAGGCATCATGGTTCCGTTCGTGATCACGTTTGATTTGCAGTCGAAAGAGATACTGGCTATATATCGTAACTGGAAGCCAACAGACAAAACAAAGCAGCGCGTGCAACACTTTGTGCATTACATCTATATCCCAGGGTTCGGTTTCTACGGGATGGGTCTGGTTCATCTGGTCGGTGGTTTCGCAAAATCTGCGACTTCGATCTTAAGGCAGTTGATTGACTCAGGTACGTTGGCCAATCTGCCCGCCGGGTTTAAGACAAAAGGAATCCGGGTTCAACGCGACAGCGACCCACTGCAGCCAGGCGAGTTCCGCGATGTGGATGTACCGAGCGGCACGTTGCAACAAAACTTAATGCCCCTTCCGTTTAAGGAGCCAAGCCAGACGTTACTCGCTCTGTTCAACGAGATTGTAGAAGAAGGCCGGCGCATGGCGGCAGTAAGTGACCTGAACGCGGCAGACATGAACCAGCAAGCCCCGGTAGGAACGACACTCGCTATTTTAGAACGCAGTCTTAAAGTGATGACTGCGATCCAGGCTCGCCTGCACGCGTCGCTTAAAGAAGAGCTTGGTATATTGCACTGCATCATTAAAGATAATTTGCCCGAGGACTATGACTACGATGTAGATGAGGGCCGTCAGGTTAAACAAGCAGATTACGAGTTGGCCGAGATCATACCGGTGTCAGACCCGAATGCGGCGACCATGAGCCAGCGTGTGGTTCAGTATCAAGCCGTGCTGCAGATGGCCGAAAAGAATCCGGTCATATACGATATGGTGGAGCTGAACCGTCAGATGCTGGTACAGATCGGTATCAAGAACGTTGAGAAGCTTATTCCTTCAAGTAAAGACCAGACACCGGTTGACCCTGTGACTGAGAACATGAATATCATAAACGGTAAACCTGTTAAGGCATTTGCGTACCAGGATCATGAGGCCCATCTGAAAGTACATATGGCGGCGCAGCAAGACCCACACATGCAGCAGATACTAGGTCAGATGCCGAACGCACAACAGATCGCCTCGGTGATGAACGCACACCTGTCAGAGCACGTAGCCTTTGAATATCGCAAACGTGTGGAAGAACAGCTCGGTGCACCGATGCCTCAAGGCGATGAGAAGATGTCACCTGAAGTTGAGAAACAGCTCAGTGTTGTCATGGCTGAAGCAAGTCAGCAGTTGTTGCAGGTTCATAAGACACAGGCAGCGGCGGAAGCAGCGCAGCAAGCGGCTCAAGACCCAGTATTGCAACAGCAGAAGCAGCAGTTGGACAATGATGCGGAGAAGAACCAGATTGCTAAGTACAAGGTCGACAAAGACTTCGAGCTGGGTAGGATGAAAATTCTGGCTGAGGGCGCTAAAGTTGACGAAGTGCACAAGCACGAAGATCAGGCCCAGGCCAGAGATATGCTGGCAAAGGCAGCAGAGTTTGACGCTACACAGCAAGGCCAGGGAGTTGATCCCGAGAAAGAAGCCCAGTTGCACGCGCAGCAAATGCAACACCAGCATGAGGCACATAACCAGCAAATGGCGCAGCAAAGCTATGCACACCTGCTTGATCTGGCGCAAAAACATCAGGGGTTGGAGCAAGCAGGCACCGCGCATGAGCAGAAGACGTTGCATGTAAGCGAGGCGCATAAGCAGAAGATGAGACACGCCGAAGAGCAAAGGTTGATCAACGCCGCGATGGCCGCAGCCAAACCACATATGGAGAAAAGTAAATGAGCGCAGTAGCGATGGCCCGGCTTGTCCGGGAAGAGCTGGATGATAATTTGAAGATGGTTGAGACTGGACTTATTCACGGAGCAGACTCCTGGGATGCGTATCAGTTTGCTCTCGGCACCCGACGTGGCTTGCTACAAGCTATCGCGGCAGTCGATGAGGTGACCAAAAGGTTT